TCAACGTGTTGCTGACCTTCGGCGAGGGTGAACGGGTTAGGTGACATTGTTTGATTGCTCCATGCACAATTTACATTTTGGATTTACGATGTTGCGATTGGTGTGCCAACGAATGTGGCTTGCTTCTTTTTGATGCTCTGGGGTACGCAAAGCCGCTAGTTGTCCGCTCTCGACGTTCTTCCTTCCTTGAATAGGTCCTTGTTTTTTACCGCCTTTTGATCTAACTTCAAAAGTAGTAATTGACGCCAATTGCCCAGATTCTACTGCTATTCGTCCTTGTGTTTTACCACCTCTGATACTAGCATCAAGAGAGCGAATACGTTCTAAATTACCATTAAGGACGTTTGTACGACCGCCTTTTGCTTGATTTTCTTTTGTTCTTATAGATTCTAAGTGTCCGTTTAGCACATTTTGTATGCCGCTCGTCTTTCCACCTCTGCTTCGGCTTTCTGCGGTAAAAGCATCGCCGTGTATCCTGAATCTGTTTCTTCCGCCTTCTCCTGCTCTATATCTTAATTCGAGTATTTCTTTCTCCGAAAAAATTTTTACTTCGCGGTTATTTTTACCTTGTGCAAACCATTCGTCGCGTGTCAAATCGTGTTTAACGGCGTTACAAGAAGAATGGGTCGCTCTTAGATTATGCAAAGAATTGCAGTCTTTAATAGCCTGCTCTATAGGTGTATTCAAAGAACGCGCATAAAAAATTATAGGTATGCTGTGATCTAGCTCAGCCAATACGACATCCTGAATAACGCCGTCGCACAAATCACAGATTCTATTCTGCGCCTCAAACTGTTGAATTAAACAATCTGGTGTTGTTTTTCGTAAAATCTTACTTCGTTTAGAAATTTCGTTCATCTTCTCTCCATGAAAGAGGGATTGAGGGGTGCGTTCATGGCGCACCCCGCCAATCTTAATCCTAACACAAGTTGCAACCTGTGTCAAGAGGTTTTTGTTACTGAATAGCTGGAACGCTATCAATCCAGCGTAGACGCTGGGTATTTGTTCCCGTTGCCGGGGGCAATGTCCTAATTTGTTACCGCCTTCGCGGAGTCGGTCATTTCTGCCGACTTCTTACAGTTTCATTTCCTGTAAGAGCAGACTGTCGCATAACCCCTAAGGGTTTTCTCTCGCTCAGTCGTTACTGGTGGAATTTTTTTTTTTCCTTCCAGTCTGTTCCCGTTTCAGGGTTCAGCTTAATCAGAGAGAATTTTCTTACGTCAAATTTCGTTGACGCGAGTCCTTATTGAACTGTTTGGTGAAATCTATACGACGCCCAACCGCCACATTGGGCTTTGTTACTCATCTTTCGATGGGGTTGGATATTTCTACCAACCTCATTTAGTTTTATTCCTAAATGTTCGGACTATTGCATCCCTCTCGGGGTTCTTCGCTTAGTCTCTCACGGTCTCTTTCGAGTTCCGCCTCGTTGCCGTTTCAGGTTTCGAGTCGATAAGAAGAACTTTTTCGACGACTGGCTTAGTTAATCGTCGCGGTCGGATCGAACGAAGACGGCGGCGCGTCAGTTACAACGCGGCAGTCAATCGTGCGCCAATCGCCTTCATCAAGGTCGGTGTCGCCCGGAACCTGCAACCAAACGCCGATCATCGAATAATTTCCGAAGACGTACGTACGATATGCAGTCTTACCAGCCGAGAAATTAGCCGTCTTGGTCACGAACGGGGTCTGACGGAAAAGAATGTTCGTACCCGGAAGCACGATTTCCTTTGTCTGATCCGATCCGGCCATTTCGTCAAACTTGCGCTGGCCACTTTCCGTGTGCTTCCAGTTGTCGATGATGCTGTTGTTCACAGTCGTTGCGTTGTAAATATCGCCAAGCACGTTAGGCGATACGACGCCGTAGTACATCCCCTTTTTGCAAGGAAGTACGTCAATCGACACAAGCTGCTGCTTCATTTCACGGACGGTCGCGAGATCGAGCGTGAACGGAGAAGAAAGCAACCCGTTCTGGTTTACGTTGCCGTCAACGCTTGATGCGCTGTCTGCAACTGCGCTGTACAACTCGCTAATCGACTGACCGGCTTGATAGCCGAGTTCGACTGCGCTGTTGCCAACAAGTTCGTCAATGCTAGAAGCGATTGCGAACGCGCTGAAGTTTGTATAGTTATTCCATTCGCCGACCGTTGCGGGTGCGGTGATTTGCGAAACAACTTCTGGTGCTCCAACGTTGCCGTCAGCAGCTTGTGCAGTGTCACCCGTTAGAGTGTTGTACTGGAAGAACTGACGGTTAATGCCCATATGCAAGCCCTGAACGCGGCGTTCTGCCACGGTCACGAATGCATCTGTCTCACCCTTTAGGTTCGGGATCAGTTCTTTGTCGAACAAGATCGCTTGCGCGGTGAGTACGTTTGATACGTTTGATGCTGAAGGTGATGGTCCACTCATGGGATCAACCCTTTGCCTCTTAAATTAAAGCGTTGGTTTTATCCACGCTGTCCGACTACTGGGATACCCGCTGCTTCCAACTTCTTGACGTAATTGGCGTCACGGAGTTTTTTGCGATATTCATCACGGGGCATCTTTGCGATTTCTCTCAATAGTACTGAACGAGTTTGTTCGGGGGTCGGCTTAGGTGCTTCACTCGGTCGTGCTGCAGACATCGAGCCGGGTTGCAAACCACCGTTAACTCCCGGCCTACGGGCAGTTTGTTGCGTATTTTGCGCTACTGCAGGCGTAGGATTCGGGGCCGTTTCCGCTGCGGGAGGTACCACCGGTGTTGCCGGTGCCGCTGACGGCTGTACTGTAGGTTGAACTGGTTCCTTACTCGGAACAACGGTTGGCGTTATTGACGCCGAGGCCGAGGCTGCGGGTGTGGACGCTGATGCCGAAGTATTATTCGACGGCTCAGCAGATGTTGTCACTTCAGTTGCCTGTTGCCTTTCAACCTTAGGCAACTGGTGTTTTACTGCCTGAAACGCCTTCTCAAGATTTTCATACGACATAGATAGTCCATTAGCGGACATATACTCGCGCATGATGTTTGAGGATGCGAGACACGGCAAGAAATCTTCTTTATGGTCTTCCATCCAAGCTTCGGCAACTTTCTTGCCTTGCTGGTGGGCGTCTACCTCAGCCTCTCGTGCTGCTACTTCGGCTTCGGCGACTTTCTTAATTGCTTCAATTCTCTTCTCTGGGTCTTGTTCTTTTGCTGCTTCGTCGAGAAGTTGAGCAGTCTTGTCTTTTGCGGCTCTGACGGCTGCGTTCTTTACTTCGGCGTCGGCTGCCACAACTGCTTGCTTCGAGCGATTAGCCTTCAAGCGCTCTGCGTAACGAACCGCGTGAATGTGCGCTTGCTTCTGCTTCTCGGAAACTTCTTCCCACGACCATCCTTCGATGTGAGTCGGACGTCCGATAGGCTGACCGTTTTCGTCGGTCACTTGATAATCCAATACAATCTTTTTCTTTGGTTCTTCCACGACGGGCGCTTCGCCCTCGGGAGTAATCGGCGCGCCGAGATTGGCTGCCTGATTGTTCTTCTCTGCTTCCGCTGCAGCGGCTGCTGCACGAGCCTCGTCTTCTGCGATTTGTGCAGCCTCGGCGGGGTCTACTTGACGACGGGACTTCGGCACGTAATCCGGATCGTTCAACATCTCGCTGGCGATTGCTTTGCCTTCGGGTGTGACGAGCAAAGCGTTGACGGCGTTCAATACATCGCCACCGGCTCTCATCGCGGATTTCAAATCTTCGAGTGTTGCGGACTCAAGCCATGTTAGGCTGATGTCATTTGCGGTAAGTCTCATTTTATTGTTCCTTAGAATTAATTCAACTGCTTCCCCTCAGGAGGGAATTACTTAACACTATTTTCAGACTTCTTGGGGCGGGCCGGATGAATGCCAAAAGTTTTCTTTATAGCTTCTGCCGGGTCGGCCTTCGGGTCCGCTTTCTTTGCTGGATGAATTCCGAATGCTGCACCTACGGATTCAACCACTTCTCTGTCTTCCTTCGCTTGCGCCTGTCGTATTGAATTAGCGTGTACGACGATTGACTTGAAAAGAAGATCACTAAACTCTGAGGCGTTACGAGCGCGTAATGTCCTTGTTTGGGCTACACGCTCGTAATCCTCTGATTCTGGGTCTAATCTTATAATATCCTGTGTGAACCTGAGACAGGCTTCGTTAGCGATTTCCTCAACCACCTTCCACCCGGGTGAAAGAATTACTTGCAACAGCAGTGCTTTCTTTGCGGGCGACAAATCTGGTGAAAGAATTGTTTGCTTTTCTTTTTGTCTCTCAGTCATTAGGACCTCTTATTAGATTGTTTTATTCTCAAAGCGCGGTCGTGCTTCCGAACCCTGCGGTTCCTTGCTGACCTAGTAGCTCTGGTTGAGTTGCTTTATTGATAGCTGCTCTAAAGGCTTCGTTACCCGCCTTACCTAGCTGCTTCTGATTTTCGATTTGTTGCTCGTGCTCGAAGTTCGCCTTTTGCATTTGCGCTGCGCTCGCTGCTTGCGCCTGTTGCAATGCTGCTGGTGAATTTGCCTGATGGCGTTGCTGTTCTTCTGGCGTCATCTTACGCAAGAAATTCTGGCTGAACTTCCAACCTGCTGCGTCTGTGAATGCTTTGAAGATCGCTGGTGCGTCGAACTGATACCCAGCATCGTTTGCATTTGATACGAACGTGGGGTTGTTGAGCAACTGAATTATGATAGGAAGGGCTTGCGCCATTTCCTTCTTCGCGCCCAACTGCGCGCCCGCGAGAACTTCGTACTCGATGTTTGCTTCACGGAACTCGATGTGATCGACTAGATATGGCTCACCAAGTTCGTCGCCGAGTAAGTCACGAATGACTGAAGTCGGCAACAATAGATTGTTGAGTTCATCCATCTGATACAACCACGGCTTGAACACCTGACGAACGAATCGTCCTGTCGGACCATCAAGTCGGCTGGCGTTGGCTTGGATAACCGCTGCCGCGCCCGTTCCCGAACGCATGCCTGTGGTTTTAATACCAGCGGCACCTGCGCCTTGAACAACTTGTTCGTTCGCTCCTGACGTCGACGCTCCCGATGACTGAGCTTGTGCAATGAACTGCCACGCTTCTCCCGGAACTGGCGGCATTTGAAGAAACTTAAATGCCTTGTCGACGTCTTCTTCGACGTCAATGATTCCACCTTGACGCCAACGGACGTCTTGGGTAAGAGCGTTGAAACCTTTCTTACGAACGGCGGTTGGTTGCAAACCGTACGCCAACAAATCAAGAGCCAAGTTTGTTACGCCTTGCTCAACGATTTGCTCGCTTCCGATAAGAAGACCAAGCCCTTGTCCGTAGAAACAGTCGGGAATGTTTCGCCAGTTGAACGAATAGAACGGGATGTGTCCGTACGGATTCGCTTCGTTGCGAACAAGAATATTGTGTCCGTTAAAGGACAGGATGACGATAACCTTCTCGTCGTCCCAACGTTCCAAAATCTCGATAGGTGAACGGTTAGGATCGGCTGAAGTCTTATAGCTGCGCGGCAAAGCATGTTGGATATAACCCATCATGCCTTCCGGAAGCGTCATCGTAATATTGTCTGGACCTGATGTCGGGTTTTGTGCGAAGATTGCTCTCAGCACGTCCTCTTCAGGAATGTTGTAGCCTTCTACGCCGCGTAGACGGTTAAGATCGCTGTACGTTGCGTAATCACGATACACAACCCAGCCCGCGCGGCGAATGTCGCCGACACGGCAACCCGGATTTACAAGTACTGTACGAATATCGCAGAACTTAATCCAAGGGTGCGAAATCTTCTTCGTGTATTCTTCGGCTTCGTAATCATCCGATTCGGGCGTGTCAACCATCTTGACACTTCCGTCTGGTTGCTCGATAGGCTTACGTTCGCCCTTGCGCTTGTAACGGCGCATCTTCTTTTCGAATTCGACGAAGCCGTACTTCATGATGCCAGTGCCCAAAAGGGCAGCTTGTTCCATAGTACGTTCGACTTCTTCTTCGAAGTGCAT